GACAACTAAAGAAACACGAGATGAGCTTTCTCGTAAAAAAGCTTGGAGACCGCCATCATTGTTAGAGGCGCCACCAGCGAGGCCAGGATATAAGCAACGTTGGATAGCGACTAGCATTTTAGGTCAAGATAACCCAACTAATTGGGCGAAACGAATGAGAGAAGGTTGGCAACCGAGAGATGCAAAGACAGTGTCTAAGGATTTTCCGGTAGCAACTATTGAACATGGAAAGTTCGCTGGTTATATTGGCGTTGAAGGAATGGTTCTCTGCGAAATGCCAGAGGAAATGGTTGCGCAGCGTAATGAATATTATGCAAATAAAACACGCAATCAGGAACTTGCAGTCAGTAATGACTTACATAGAGTAGAACAACCAGGTAATCCGATTCAACGAGAACATCGATCTAAGACGACATATGATGGTGAGTAGGCAAATGGCAATTTTAAGGAGGTAAAATAAAATGGCTAATGCAGACCAACCAAATGGTTTTGTGCCTAAAAGACACTTAACCGGCGGCATAATTAGAGCCAACGAATACCTAATCGAAAATGGGCATAGCACTAGTTTCTTCTCTGGAGATATTGTTGATCTCGGATCAGATGGATATTTAGATGCTTTCGCTAATTCAGATAAAGCGATTGGTGTATTTTACGGTTGTGAATATGTCGATGAAGCAACAGGAGATGTTAGGTTCTTAAAAGTATGGACAGCTAACACTACTGTAAAAGCTAACACTTCAATTAAAGCTTATGTATATGATGATCCAATGATTACTTATACTGTACAAGCCGGTAACGGTTCTATTGCTCAAGCTAACGTTGGAGAAACAGCAAACGTTCTATTAACAGCAGGTAATTCTACTTATGGCTACTCACAACATGAGTTAGACAACGCAACTTTAGGAACAGGTTCACTCGTTCTTAGAGTTCTAAGAAAAGTAGATGAGCCAGATAACGCTTGGGCTGAAAATGCAAAAGTTGAGGTAACAATCAACCAGCATAGATTATCAACTCAAGGCGCAGGAGTATAAGGAGTAAGTTATGGCATTAAATAGATCGTTATTTACGAAACAACTTAACTTAGGCCTCAACACTATCTTTGGTATGGAATATGACCGTTATCCAGAGCAGTGGAGAGAATTATTCTCTGTTGAGCAATCACAAAAAGCTTTTGAAGAAGATGTACAAATGATTGGTTTCGGTGCAGCTCCTACTAAAGCAGAAGGCGCAGCCATCTCTTACGAATCAGGAAGAGAAGGTATTGTAGCAAGATACACACACGAGACAATCGCATTAGCTTTTGCAATTACTGAAGAAGCTGAAGAAGATGGTCTTTACGGTTCTCTTGGTGCAAAATACGCTAGAGCTTTAGCAAGATCAATGCAGCACACAAAAGAAATCAAAGGTGCGAACATCTTAAACAACGGCTTTACATCAGTAACAGGTGGTGACGGAGTGGCTATGCTTAGTGCTTCTCACCCATTAGGTGGTGGCGGAACTGCATCCAACATTCTTGGAACTGCAGCTGACTTATCCGAAACATCTCTAGAAACTATGTTAATTCAGATTTCTGAAATGACAGATGACAGAGGTATTCCGGTTGCAGCTACAGGTCAGAAATTGGTTGTTCCACCAGAACTAATGTTTGTTGCTGAAAGAATCGTTAACAGTAACTTAAGACCAGGTACAGCTGACAACGACATTAACGCTATGAAATCTATGGGTATGATCCCTGGTGGCGTAGCAGTTAATCAGCGTTTAACTGACCCTGATGCTTTCTTCTTACTAACAGATGTAAACGATGGTTTAAAACACTTCGTAAGAAGATCACTTAAGAAAGCTGTTGAAGGTGATTTTGAGACAGGCAATTTACGCTATAAAGTATCTGAGAGATATTCATTCGGTTTCACCGATTGGAGAGGTATCTTCGGTACTACAGGCGCAGCCTAATAATTAAAACTAAGAGGGGGCGTTATTCGCCCTCTCTTTCCCTAAAGACTTAAACGACTACAAGGAGGTAGACATTATGGGAACAACTACATTTTCCGGCCCTATTAAAGCTGGTACAATTAAAGAAACTACAGGAACTACTGTAGGATCAGACGTTAAAAACGTTGGATTTGTTAAAATGATACAGTCATCATCTGGTGTTTTAACAGGTAATTCAACAACTTGGACAATCGGAACTATTCCTGCATATTCACAAGTTATTGATGTTAAGCTAGATATTACTGAAGTTTCTGATGCGACTAACGCTTCAACAGTTTCTGTTGGTACTTCTGCGAATGCTACACTATTTACAGTGGCAGCAAACGCTCAAGCTGCAGCTAGAACTACAATGAATATTGCAGCTATCGCAAATTCTACCAACATTGGTAATACTGATGTTACTGTTATTGCAACTGCAACTAATGGTGATGGCGATGCGACTACTGGTGCTTTTACAGCTACTGTAGAATACGTTCAAAACAATAACTTATAATAGTTAATATAGGGCCTGTTAAAGGCCCTATTAATTGTATATAGTTGCGATTATGAGTTGGTTTGATGATTTCATAAGTCAGTTTAAATCTTCAGATGATTTAAAAGCTGAAAAAGATGCTTTTGAAAAAATAAAAGTTGAAGATACTAAAGATGAAGTTAAAGTAGATTTAGAAAAAGAAGAAACTGAAACACCTACTTTAGAAGAAATAAAATCTGTTATTGAATCATCTCAAGAAGATAGCGAAACAAAAGCTAAGTTAGATAAAGCTTTAAAAGCATTATCAGCTGCAGCTAGTGAACCATCTGCTAAAGTTTATAGTGGTCAAAATTTAATGGGAACACCTAGTTCAATGTCTCCCTATGGTCCTATGGCTAATGTAGGAGGTAGTCCTAGTCCTGCGTTTGCAGGGTTAGATACATACTTTGGTGGAAAATTAAAATCCATTGAAGGACAATTAGAAGCATTGAGAAATGCACTTAAAAAAGGAGCAAATGTATAATGTCAAGTTCAGATATTTTTGCCAATAGTACTACTACAACAGGAAGTGATGTAACTTTATTTGCAGGTCCTACAAGATTAAAAGGATTTATTGTAACACCTACTGCAAATGCAGGGACAGTAACTTTTAAAGATGGTAGTTCTACTTTGTTTGCGTTAACAACTGCAGCTAGTGCAGCATCAGGACCTGTTCAGATTTCTTTACCATCTGAAGGTTTAAAATGTTCTACTAACTTAGTTGCTAACTTATCAGCAAACGTGGCAGCAGTTACAGTATTTTACGCATAATGGCCACATCAGGAACAGCAACATTTAACTTAACGGTTAATGATGCGATTCAAGAAGCTATGGATCGTATCGGTGGAGAACCGATTTTAGGTTATGATATACGTTCAGCGAAACGTAGTCTTAATGTTATGTTCGCTGATTGGGCTAATCGTGGTGTCAATCAATGGACACTTGAAAAGAAAACTGTAACAGTAGTAGAAAACACACCTAGTTATGCTCTTGATTACGATACTGTAGATATTGTAGATACTTATGTAACAAGAGATGGTACAGATTATAGCGTAGAACGTATTAGTTTAACTGATTATAATGCTTATCCTAATAAATTAACGACAGGAAGAGCAACTCAATTTTATTTACAAAAAGATAGAACACCAGAATTATATATCTATCCAGCACCCGATAATAGTACTGACGTTATTACTTATTGGAGAATAAGAAAAATAGAAGATATTACTGCTCTTAGTTCTGGTGGTAGTGAGCAAGATATCGATATTCCTTTTAGATTTTATGAATGTATGGTTGCTGGTTTAGCTTATTATATGGGAATGAAAAGAGCAGGAGTAGATTTAAATAAATTATCATATTTAAAAGCTGAATATGAAACTGCATTTACTAGAGCGAAAGACGCAGATTTAAACGAAACATTTAGAATAGTACCAGGTTATCGCAGTGGCTTTTAATAAACGTGGACCAACTAAAGCACCTTCCTTTCCATATGCTAAAGGAAAATACGCTAGAGCAATTTCAGATCGTTCAGGATTAGAATATCCTTATTTAGAAATGGTTCGTGAATGGAACGGACTATTAGTTCACATTAGCGAATATGAACCAAAACAACCACAACTAGATCCAATAGTTTTTAGTGATCCAGAAGCACTAAAAAATGCCAGACCGCAGGCTCCTCTTTCAGCTACAGGAGGCGTGCCTGATCAATTATCAGTAATATATCCGGGTACCTTTGGAGACACAGGGCAAGAGGTAGGTGTAGCTACCGGAAACCAAATAGGATTGGAGTTAGGAAATGTCTCAGTCGTCATCAGTTAATTTACAAGACGCATATGTTATGATTGGAACACCATGTTATGGTGGTTTAATGCACGAAGCATATTTTCATAGTGTAATTAAATTATTACAAGAAGCAAAAGAAAATGGTTATAAGATTCATTTAAATACTATGGGAAATGAAAGTTTAATTACTAGAGCAAGAAATACTATCGTTTCTCAATTTATGGATACAGAACACTGTACTCATTTATTATTTATAGATTCAGATATCGCTTTTAACCCAGAATTAGTTACTAAGTTATTGAAACACGATAAAGATGTCGTTTCAGCTATCTATCCAAGAAAATCAATTGAATGGCAAAACTTAGAATATTATTTGAAAAAGGGAGATACACAAGCATTAGAACAGAAGTTATTAGGATATAATATGAACTTCGCTGATCCTATGAATATTCAAGTAGAAAACGGATTTGTAGAAGTATTGGATGCAGCTACTGGTTTTATGCTTATTAAAAAAGATGTATTTGTTAAAATGAAAGAACATTTTCCTCAATTAAAATATACTTCAGATCAGATTATTAATAATGGGAGATACTCTAGCGATTGGTGTTATTCATTTTTCGATTGTATTATTGATCCTGAAAGTAATAGATATTTAAGTGAAGATTACACATTCTGTCGTAGATGGCAGCAAATAGGTGGAAAAATATACGCTGAAATTCAAAGTTCTTTAACTCATTTTGGAACTTATGGATTTAGAGGAAATGTATCGCATAAATTTGCAAAAAAAGATAGTATAGCAACATAATGGCAACAACTTATTCAGATTTAAAAACAGATATCCAAACTTGGATGCAAAATACAGGAACTGATTTTACTAATCAATTAGACGTATTTATTAATAATACGGAACAGCGATTATTAAGAGAAATTGATCCTGAAGCGTTTACTTTTAATTCATATACTACTTTAGACGCTAATAATCAATATATGAGTAATCCAAGTGATTTATTAATTATTAAAAATTTAATGGTTTTTAATGGAAACGATAAGATATTCTTAGAAATAAAAACTGATGAATATTTATATGAATATTGGCCAGATGCAACTCAAACTGGACTTCCTAAATATTTTGCTAATTTTGATGATAATACTACAATCTTAGCACCTACACCAGATCAAGCTTACACAGTGCATATGCAATACATTGCACGTATTCAAAATCTTTCAAATACAAATACAACTAATTGGCTAACTGAATTTGCTGATGACGCATTACTTTATGGTTGTTTAGCCGAAGCTTCTATTTTTACAAAAAATGAAGTAGATTATCCGTTGTATAATAAAAGATATCAGGAGATCGTAGCTGGTCTTAATAATCAAGCAAGAAGGCGCAGACGAACTGATTACAAATTCCCTGCTAGCGTAGCTGGCACGGACACCCTAACGGGTAGCCAATAAGGAGGTAGAACCATGGCAATAACACAAGCACTCTGCGTGGCATTTAAAGAAGATTTAATGGCACCCGGAGCAAACTTAGAAGCTAGCACATTAAAGTTAGCTCTCTACACCAATGCGGCTACACTAAACGAGAACACAGCATCTTATGCAGCAACTAACGAAGTTGCAGGTACTGGTTACTCCGCAGGTGGAGCAACATTAGCAAACGTAACAGTTAGCACAGATGGCAACGTTGCAATTTTTGATTGTGATAACGTAGCATTCTCAAACTCAACAATTACAGCTCAAGCTGCACTAATTTATAATAACTCAAATTCAAATTCAGCAATTTGTGTTTTAGATTTTGGTGGAGATAAATCATCTACAAACGGTACGTTTGAAATTCAATTTCCAACCGCAGACGCTAATAACGCATTAATTAGAATTAGTTAATGTCAACTGCCCAGGTTGGTTGGAGTAGATTAGCCTGGGGTGACGGTGAGTGGGGAACGTCAGCAGACGCTGTCACCGTTATCACAGGGCTATCCCTTAACGCTTCATTAGGAGATGAAGTCGTACAGGGCAGTGCTGTCATTTTACCAACGGGTATAAACGGAACTTCAACATTAGGAGATGCAACACCAGGCACTGGTCAATCTTTAGTTATAACTGGTTTTGAAGTTAGTTCTGCATTAGGAAATGTAATCGCTGGTGAAGGAAAAGAAATTCAAGTCACTGGTGTATCTGCTACAGTAGATGTAAATTGGAGAGCAGGTTGGGGCGTTAATGAATGGGGATCAGGAGCATGGGGATCACCTATTGGTAACGTTATTGAAGGTACAGGAACTATATTCTCTGTTACTGGATTTGAAGCCCAAAGTATTCTTTCAGATGAAGTAGTTACTGGTGGAGCTGTTGTAATTGAAGAAGGACAACAAGCTAATCTAGCATTATCTAGCGTTTCTATTGGAAGTGAACAAATAATATCTGCTACAGGTTTTGAAGCTACAACTACATTAAACTCTGTAACAGCTACAGGAGCAACTATAAATCCAGTAATTGGATTTGAAGCACCTACAGCTTTAGGAAATGTAGAAGTAGGATTGGCCGCTTACATTGAAGTAACTGGTCAAGAATTAACAGGAAGTATAGCTAGTGTTGCTATATCTAGTGAACAAATACTATCTCCAACTGGTTTAGAAGCTATTACAGCATTAAATTCAGTAACAATTGGAGAAGGAATAGGAGTTGTAGTTACAGGTATTGAAGCAACTTCTACACTTGGAAATGTTACTCCAAGTACACAACAAATACTTTCAATTACAGGATTTTCTGCTATAATTTCACTTGATGATGTTAGACTATGGCAACCTGTTAACACAAGCTCCACAAACACGTGGACTAGTATTGCTGCAAGCTCTACAAACACGTGGACTAATATTGCTGCATAAGGAGAAATAATGGCAAGTAATTATTCAGATAGATTAAAATTAGAATTAATGGAAGCAGGCGCCAATTCTGGTGTTTGGGGAAATAATACAAACGAAAACTTAGAAGTTGTAGATGCAGCTATCGGCGGATATCTTTCTAAGTCAGTTGCGGGTTCAACTAACGTTACTTTAACTCAAGCGAATAGAGATCCAAATGTAGAAACTACAAATGAATCTGCTAATAAAATTATTGAATTTACAGGGACATTAACCGGAAATATTTATGTATTTGTTCCTGCAGTAGAAAAAGAATATATTTTTTATAATAATACTGCTGGTGCTTTTTCATTAACAGTTGCGCCAACAGGCCATTCTGCTAATGGTGTAGCAATTACTCAAGGTGCTCATACTATTATGTATAATAAAGCAGGTACAGGTATGGTCGATCTATTTGCAAATTCTTTAGGAACACTTTCAGTAAAAGGAACTGCTAATATTGTTGGTGATACTACCATGACAGGTACACTTACAGTTAATAGTGCAGTTACACTTAACGCTAACGGTTTAGTTTCAGCAACTTCATTTACTGGTAACGGCGCTGGATTATCAGGCGTTGATCCTTTCGAAGCTAATACTTCAATGATTTTTAATCAAGCTTCAGCACCGACTGGTTGGACTAAACAAACAGGTGCAGCTTTAGCAAATACTGCAATGTCTATTGTAACAGGAACTGGTGGTGGAACTGGTGGAGCTGATTCTTTTTATTCAACTTTTACTTCTTCTAAAACTGTTAATACAGGAACAATTCCTGTTTCAGGTTCTTTGTCAGGAACTGTGGGCGATACAACTCTTTCAACTCCTCAAATAGCTTCGCACAATCACAAACCAAGTGGTCAGTCTCCAGCTCCTTATAACCCAAATCCACAATGGAACTGGTTGACAAGTAGTTTTTATAATAGAAATGCAGAACCTTGGCCTTTTAGTTTTCAGCCTCAAACATGGCAACCAGCAGGTGGTGGTGGATCGCATGCTCACCCATTTAGTGGTTCTCTATCAAGTGCGTCAACAGCAGATACTCCATTATCTATACCTGCGATGAACGTCAAATACGCAAACGTAATTGTAGCAAATAAAGACTAAGAAAGGAGAGGGCTTATGCCCATATTCGACCCGGACGGAAAATGTCCACTTTTAAATAAAAAATGTATTAAACACCAATGTATTTGGTACAACATGCTTCAAGGAGCACATCCACAAACAGGGGCTCCTGTTCAAGAATGGGGATGTTCAATAGCATGGATGCCATTATTATTAGTAGAAAACGCTAGACATATTCAAGGAACTCAAGCTGCAACTGAATCATTTAGAAATGAAATGGTTAAATCAAATAATGCTATGAGTAAGCTTTTAGAATCTAGTGATTCAGCTAAAAATCTTATGGTTAACGCTACTACTATATTTGAATTAATTGGAAACCATCAAAAAGCAATTGAAAAAAATGATCCTAAATTAGAAGAGGAAACCATTAGACAATTAAGTAATAATAAGATAAAAGTAAAGAAAGGAAAAAAAGATGACAACAACAGTAAATAACACAACAGCTAATACTAGAATAACTATTATTTTTGATGCTGGTGGATATTTAGATGGCAACGGTCCAAGGTTAGGAACAGGCAACACAGAATCAGATGTTTATATCGATTCTCGTGTTTATTATAATATTAGATCCCATACTGAAATAGACGCTAATGTCCATGCATTACAATGGAATGCTACAACTAACACTGGCGAATTAGAATTTATAGATAACAGGGAAAATGAATCTTTATCTTCTTTTCCTCAATGGGCTACTAATGTAGTTATAAGATGTGAGGCACAAGATGTTTGGCAATCTTCTTATAATTCTACTTATGATGCTCATGCAGACGCTGGCTTAGAAGATGATTCAGCGGCAAGAAGTGCAGCTACAAGTGCAGCAGACACAGCTAGAGTTAATTATTTAGCTAATCATAGTATCACTTATTAATTTTTAATTAATAAGAGAAAGGCTTATGTGAAAGAGTATATTTTAGAAGTTAAAAAACTAATTCCAGAAGAATACTGTAAAAAAATTATTTCATATTACGACAACAATCTAATAACCGCTCAAACTGTAGGAGGGGAAAATAGAAAAATTAGAAACTGTGATACTAGACCAATTACTAAAGATAGTTTTGGTAAAAAAATTTGTTTTAACTATATTGAAAAAACTATTTTTGATTGTGTTTCTTTTTATGAAAAAAGCATAGAAAAAACTGACGTTAATAAAATAAGTTCATTAGAAATTTTAAAATATGTCGCTAACGAATATGATGCTGGTTACAAATTTCATAGAGATTTTGGAACTGAAGTAACAAAAAGAGCTTTTTCAATATCTATTTGTTTAAATAATTCTTTCACAGGCGGAGAATTTGTTTTTGATTTAGGAAAAGAAGGTAAAATTCAATACCCACAAAATATTGGAGATGCTGTAATGTTCCCTTCAAATTTTATGTTTCCTCATCAAGTTAATAAAGTTACAAAAGGAATTAGATACGCAATAATAGGGTGGGTGTATTAATATGGAACCGATATTTATTAAAGAATTTTTACCAGAAAATATATTACATCTTTCATATAATTACTGTCTTTTAAAGTTTCAAAATAAAGACCAATTAAATGTAGATAGTCAAAGTAAAAGTTTTGTAAGTCAATATAGTGATTATTATATGGAAACTCTTTTAGATATGAGCACCAGTGTTATAGAGCAAAATGTGAAAAAAAGACTATGGCCAACTTATTCTTTTTTTAGGATTTATGATAAAGAATCTGATTTAGCAGTTCATACAGATAGACCATCGTGTGAATACACAGTTGCACTATGTTTAGGAGCACAACCACATAATGAACCTTACGAAATATTTGTAGGAGAAGCTGACGAAAACTCAGATTATAAATATTGGGATACGCAAGGAAACTATAATCGTTATAGAATAGATTACAAATTTCCCATGCTTCCAAATAATGCAGTAATTTTTAAAGGAATGGATAAAATTCATTGGAGAGAATATTGTAAACACGATCATTTCATAACTGTGTTTTTACACTATGTAGATCAAGAAGGACCTTATAAAGAATATAAGTTTGACAAAAGAGAATCTATTGGAGAAACTAGTAAAAAGTGAAATTCTACACTTTTGGTATTCAAAGAACTTGTACTAATTACGCAAAACAATTAGTTCTTACTAATTTTTATAGTGAATGGGGAAACATAAATGATGCTGGTAATTGGTCATGGAAACATAATCCAGATGCCGATAAAGCTACATCTAATTTAACTAATAACAGTTCTTTAATATTTTGTTATAAAACACCTTTAATGTGGGTAGAAAGTATTATTCGAGGTGATGTAGATTTTATTAATTATTGGAATCTTACTAAATTTAGTGACGATATTGATCCCGATTTAATTATCGATAATATAAAATATAGATTTAGCTTACGTTTATGTATAGAAAAGTGGATAGAATTTCATACTAATTGGATTAAATATTTAAATAGGACTAATTATATAATTATGAATCAAAGAAAAATGTGCGATCAACCAGGAGCAGTTGAAGTTTTATCTCAAATAGAAAATAAATTAGGACTAAAGAAAAGAAATGCTCAATGGATATTATTTACTAATAATGTAGATTATCGAGTAAGTCAGACTGCTAAAGATTTTGATGAGCGTAAAAAAGACTATATTACTAATACCACTAGAAAATTAACTGAAAAACAAATAAACTATATAAAAAGTAAAATACCAGAAGAAATAATTAAATTTTATGAAACTTAAATTACTTCAACACTCTTCATCAGCTATTAATAGTATTTATATATTTGAAGATTTTATTGATGATAAAAACTACATAAAACATATTTCTAATAAAATTAAACAATATACAGAAGTTGATGAAATGCAGAGAATGACTAATGTAAAAGCATCCATGACTAACTATACAAAATTAATGGAAGATTCAGATTTTAATTTTGTTCATCAAAAAATAATTGAATTTTTGTGTACAGTTTGGACATTAAGAACTCCAACCCCTCATCACAAAACAATTTTTTCTTTAGAAAATTCTTGGGGCATGCGACATAAAAAAGGAGATTTTACAATTTCTCATATTCATAACATTCCTTTTTCGGGTGCTTTTTATTTAAATGTTCCTTGTTTAACTCAAATGTGGTTTGAAGAATACCAACAATCACTTGAGTTAAAGGACAATATGTTAGTTCTTTTCCCTGGATTTACAAAACATGCTGTATTTGAGCATACAGGAGAAGAAGATAGAATTTCTATGGCGTTTAATATAAGTGTAAGAGATTCATGATTAATTTAGATTTTTTAAAAAGCAAAAAAATAAATCTTACTGAAGAAAATATATTAGACAGATTATTAGATAGATATAGATGGCCTAAAATATACCCAATTTATAATCAACCTAGTATTGAAGCCATAAATGAAAATGGAGAAAAAGATCAAGACTTCTTTTGGAAAGACGATTATCTAGACTCTGAAAAATGTATAAAAAGGTATGAAGAAGGCTATACTCTTATTTTCTCTAAAATAAATGGATTCTGTAGAGATACTTGGATTTTTAATCAGTTATTATTTAATATCTTTAAAAAAGAATGTAACTGTAATTTTTATTTTGGTAATGGGAAAAAATCAGTTTCTTTTGATAAACATAATCATTATTATCCAGTTATAGTTAAAAATATATTTGGGAAATCAAAGTGGATAATAGACGAAAAAGAAATAAGTTTAAAAGACCAAGACTGTATTGGTTTTGATAAATTTATTAACCATCAAGTTGTTGAAATAAATAGCCCAAAATTGTCTATGACATGCAATATAAATTAGTAGTTTAATAGCAATAAAACATAATATATAGTATTGTTTATGCTAAATAAGGTACAATTCCGTCCAGGTATCGATAAAGAAAACACTGAATATGGCGCAGAAGGCACATGGGTCGATTGCGATAAAGTACGTTTTCGCTTTGGACTTCCTCAAAAAATAGGTGGTTGGCTTCGTATTGCAAGTACAGCAATGGTAGGAGCAGTGAGAGGAATTAAAGCTTGGTTCGATTTAGCCGGTACTCGATATATCGGACTTGGAACTAATAAAAAAGTTTATATTTATACAGGTGGAAATCTTAGTGATGTTACTCCTCTTAGACAGTCTAATACTTCATTAACTAATATGTTTACAACTACTAATGGTAGTTCTAACGTTACTGTAGAAATAGCTAATCATGGTGCTTCTACAGGTGATTTTGCTATTTTTAGTAATGTAACTAATCTTACTACAGGAACTTCTTATGTAGCATCTGACTTTGAAACTGGTGAATTTGAAATACAAGGTATAGCTAACTCTAGTGCTTTTTACATTCAAATGCCATCTAATGAAGCAAATGCTGGTATTACATCTACAGGAGATGGCGATACTGATTTTGAAATATCAATAGAACCTGATATTCAAACTCAAGGTTATGGTTGGGGCACTTCTACTTGGAGTGCAGAAGCATGGGGAACAGCTAGATCAACTTCAAACGTTGTACTTAATATGGGAATGTGGTCTTTTGATAACGCTGGTGAAGATTTATATGGTTGGAAAAAAGACGGTGGAGTATATGTATGGGATACTTCCGCAGGAGTAACTCAGCGTATGGTTCCTGTTAATAACGCTCCTACTAGTTCTATTACTGGTTTAGTTTCTACACCAGATCGACATCTAGTATGTTTTGGAACTGAAACTACTATTGGAGATACTTCAACTCAAGAAGATATGTTTATTAGATGGTCTGATCAAGAAAACTTTACTCAATGGACAGCTAACGCTATTAATACAGCAGGTTCACAAAGACTAGCTGAAGGAAGTAGAATCGTATCTGCTAAGAAAACTAGAAATGAAATACTTATATGGACTGATCAAGCTTTACACACAATGCAGTTTATTGGTCCTCCTTATACTTTTGGATTTAAATTATTAGGAACTGATTGTGGAGCAGTAGGAATGAATGCTGTTGTTATAGTAAATGATGCAGCTTATTGGATGTCAGAAGGTCGATTTATGATGTATCGAGGTGGAATACAAGAAATTCCTTGTACAGTTAAATCATATGTATTTGGAGATATAAATAATATTCAATATCCTCAAGTTTACGCTGGTGAAAATAATAAATTTAATGAAGTTATCTGGTTTTACCCTTCAGCTAATTCAAGTCAAGTAGATAAGTATGTAATCTATAATTATTTAGAAAATACATGGTATATAGGAACTATGAATCGTAGTACTTGGGTTGATCAAGGTGTCTACAACGTTCCTCAAGCTACAGAATATTACGCTAATTCTACTGCAGCAACATCTCAAACTTTAAATGGAGTATCGCCAGGTCGTAGCTTTATTTATGAACAAGAAACTGGTACGACTAAAAATGGTGAGATTATGGAATCATATATTACTAGTGGAGATGTAGATATAGCAGACGGGGATCAATTCATGTTTATTCGAGGATATATTCCTGACTTTAAAAACTTACAGGGAACTGTAAAAATGAATTTATTATCAAGAGAATTTCCTGCTGATACTCCTACGGAATCAGGAGAGATTGATATTACATCAAGTACAAGAGAAGTTAATACTAGATCAAGAGGGAGACAAATAGCAGTTAAAATATTGAGCGATTCTAGTGTAGATGATAATTGGAGATTTGGAACTTTACGTGTTGATGCTAGACCCGATGGTCATAGATAATGAAAGGATTACTTGATTAATTATCGCAAAGCGACTTTAGACGATGTTCGTCCTATTAGAAACTTACTTTTAAATTGGCTAAAAGAATCACCTTTAGACTTAGGAAAACCTAATACAGGAAAAGGAGATGCGTATATTCACGATATTATCTATAACCATTTCGTTATAGTGGCTGAAAAAGAGGGTAAAATAGTAGGAACTATATCATTAGTACTAGGAGATATGTGGTACACTGATAAGAAGTTTTATCGAGTGAATTGGCTCTATGTAGATGATAAAAAAAGAAATAGTAGAATAGCAAAAAAATTGCTAGAATATGTTAAAGAATACGTTAAAATAACGAAGATGCCTTTGATACTAGAAATAACGCAAGGTCATGATATTGATAGAAAACATCAGTGGTTAATGAGACAGAATTTCGAATATCTTGGTGGAACGTATGGAGATAATTTATAATGGGAAGTTTATTTAAACCATCTACAACAATAGTAGAAGCACCGAGTCAATCACAAGTTCAATACGATATTCCACAGTATTTTAAAGATATACAGGAAAGTTTAGTTACTCGAGCAAATGCTGCAAGTCAAGCTGGTTATACACCTTATACTGGTGAACGTATTGCTCCTTTAACAGCTCTACAAAACGCTGCAATTAGTCAAGCACAGACTCAGCTTGGTCAATTTGGAGCATCAGGAGTTATACCGCAAGCACAACAGATGGTTGCGAATGCCGCTAATATATCAGCAACGCAGTTTACGCCGGAACTAGCACAGCAATATATGAGTCCCTATACTCAGCAAGTAACGAATGCGGCAATTAGAAATTTACAAGAACAGTCTGCTTTAGCAGGACAACAGCAAAGAGCACAAGCTATTCAATCGGGTGCTTTTGGTGGAGCAAGACAGGGAGTACAAGAAGCTGTTCGTGAAGCTGAAACAGCAAAACGAGCGGGTGATATTACAGCTCAGTTACAAGCACAAGCTTTTCAAGATGCAGCATCAAGATTTGCTGCAGATCGTGCTTCTGCCGCTCAAGGGCAAATAACTGCAGCACAAGCAATTCCTGCTCTTCAAGCACAACTAGGTCAAGCAGGACTTCAAGAAGCTGCAGCTGCAACTCAGTTTGGAGGTTTACAACAAGCGATATCACAACAACAAATGTTAGAAGATTATCGTGACTTTGTAGAAGGTCAAGGATTTGAAAGAGGTCAGCTTCAATTCTTAACAGGATTACTTGCAGGGCAGCCTATACGTTCATACGGAGAAGAACGTACTGGTATGTTAGGACAAGTTATTGGTGGAACTTCACCATTTGGACAAATAGCTGGTGGACTTGGAACTGCTTATCAGCTAGGAATGTTTAGTGATATAAGATTAAAAGAGGATATTGAGTTAGTCGGTAAATCACCATCAGGAATTAATATTTATGAATTTAAATATATAGATATCCCTGGTAGATATCAAGGTGTTATAGCGCAAGAAGTACCAGAAGTTTCGTTTGAAGTTGATGGATATTTAGCTGTAGATTACGATAAGCTTGATGTAGACTTTAAGAAGATAAACTAATATGGCTGCATTAGATAAAATTGCAGAACGTTTCACAAGTTTATTTAAAATTGATGAAACGACTTCTCCTCAAAACGACTATAAATATTTAAAATTTCTATCTGAAACAGAAGTCCCTGATCAATATGCTTCTCAAAAAGAAAATATTATTAATAAATATGGAAGTGAAACAGAGTTTTTAAATCAAGTATTTCAAGAAGAACAGCCTAAAGATACTACACTTGTAGATATAGCTAAAAGCCAACCAGTAGAAAAAATTCCATTTGAAGAATTACTAAAAGGTGCGACTGCTAAATCGACAGTAAGTGATGCTGATACCATTACTACAAATACCGGTGATACCATTACTACAGGTGACGCTTTAAAATCTGAAATTGAAAATGTAGTAAATAATACTTTAGCTGAAAAAGAAGATACTAATAGTATGAATGATAATATAGTAGAGATGATATCATATGTATCTGGCTTAGATGATAGAGTTAAAGAAAGACTTCAAGGGGCTTTAGGAATAAAACCTAAAAAATCATTTCTAGAAACTATTGTAGGAGCACCTGAAGCTATATATCAAACTTTAACAGAAAGACCTGAAACTTTAACGCTTCCTAATGGAAGAGATATTCAATTACCAGGTGGTATGGAAAGAATGGGTCAACGATTTGAAGAAGGATTACAAGACCCTAAAACTCAGTTCTTTATTAACTTAGCGAAACGATCAGGTCAATCTTCATTTACTTCACCATTTGGAAGAGTATTCGAAGCTTTAGAAGATACTTCTAACGCAATGATTCAATCTAAATTACTAGATGCTAAATTAGTAAAAGGAACGACTGGTTTAAAAGATAAGAAAACAGATTATGTGTTTGGATCAAATCCAACGAAAGATGCTGCACTCAAAGCTGCACTTCCTGGTATGGATTTTGTAAATAAACAAACTTATATCGTAGAATCTAATTTAAATGATGATGGTAGTTTCGGTTCTATATTCTCAGCATCTATAAAGAAAGATCCAAAAGGTGGTGGTGGAGATGAACTTGAAGGATATTATAAAGATAATTTTAAAGAAATAATCGCTACAGCAAATGGAATAACAAATGAAAGAAACGCTATTATGTCAAATATTAATCTAGCGAAAGAACTATCAGCTGGTGGTGTTACTGAATTCGATAAATTAGTTGCTCCTGTTGCAAGCTTTGTAAGAGGTATAGATGAAGGTGCATATCTTGAAATGATGGATGCTATTGGTAAAAATCCAAACGATATCGCTAATGTTAATAGGATTATGGCGAATACATTCCAAGCGATACTTCCTCGAATGAAAGACCTATATCCGATATCAAATAAAGACGTAGAAAACTTAATCGCATCATTCCCAAATGATGCTTTTGGATTCGCAGGGCTATCAGCTCAACTATTAGCGTTTAATGAATACGCTCAACTATACTCAGATTATTCAAGAGAATACGTTGATAAAGCAGGAAAATCATCAGGAACTGAATACGAAGGCTATATGAACTTTATGGATTATGCGAGAAATAAACAGTTAAAAGAAGTTAGTAAAAGATTTAAAAATAGTGGAATCACTGATGAAATGATGAA